CTGATGTAACAAATTATACAATTGAAAATGCTTCGGGAGCAAATGTAAGAACAGATTTAAATGCTGTTTTTGGTGCGATCCAATCAAGTAATTCTAAATCTAGTGATCTAGCATCCAGCCAATGTGTAGCTGGTATGCCTTTTTTGAATACGACTACAAATATTTTAAAGATAAGAAATTCAAGCAATGGTGCTTTTACAGAAATAGGAAATATAGATCAGGCTAATTTAGGTTTATTATCTAAAGCTGGCGGTACTATGACAGGCCCGTTGTTAATAGATGATTCCAGTAGTGCCTCAACTCCAGCATTAAGTTTCGATACAGATACAGATTTAGGTTTGTTTAGGAAATCTGCCAATGTAATGGGATTTTCTTCTAGCGGAACAGAACAAATGATATTTGATGCAAATGGATTAACGCTCCAAGCACAGAATGATCTAAGGTTTGCTGATTCTGATAGCAGCCATTATGTAGGATTTCAAGCACCAGCTACAGTTTCTTCTAGTCTTACTTGGACATTACCTTCTGCTGACGCTACTGTTTCTGGGTATGCTCTTGTTTCTAATGCTTCTGGAGTTTTAAGTTGGGCTGCTGCTGGAGGTGGAGCAGTTGGAGGGGGGTCTAATGAAATATTTTGGGAGAACGATCAGACAATTACACAAAATTACACAATCACAAATGGTAAAAATGCTGGCAGCTTTGGTCCAATTACTATACAATCAGGAGTAACAGTCACTATTGGATCTGGTGAGACTTGGACTGTTGTATAAATTATGAGCCAATTAAAAGTTGACAGTATAGTTCCAAGAGGTGGTTTACCATCAGGTGCTAGTGGTGGAATAATACAAACTAAATCAACTATAAAAACAGATACTTCATCTTATAGTGTTGGAAGTGGCGGTTCTAGTTCTGATGTAGTTACAGTTTCAATTACTCCTCAATCTTCGAGTAGTAAAATTTTAATTCATGCTACTTTGTCTGGGAGTAAAAGCGATCAGGGAATGTTTTTAAAATTATTTAGAGGCAGCACACAGATTGCTCAAGGAGATGCCGATGGGAGTTGCCAAAGAGTAAGTACACACCTTTTAACTGACCAAAGTTTTATAATGAGTTCTACAACTTGTGTAGCCTTAGATTCACCTAGTACTACAAGTTCTACAACTTATTCCATACGAGCAGGGCATGGAAACCCTTCCACTCAAACTATTTATGTAAATCGAGATCAAGGTGGCAATAATGGTGCTCAAATTGGTAGAGGAGTTACAATAATTACAGTTCAAGAGGTTACAGGTTAATGGGATTAGATCACAGTGCAATTTGGAAAGCATACGAGGGTGTCGTTACTGAAATTCATGATGCTACTGGTGCTTTTGATAAAGACGGAAATGCAATAACCTTAGATCAATCTTTGATTGATGCAGCAAGAGTTGAATTAGATAAATTACAATACCAATACGAAAGAGTGGCTGGAACTACAAAGTATTCTTCTTTTGGAGATCAACTTGATATGTTGTATGCAGATATGGTTGCTGGTAAACTAGATACAACTGGAACGTGGGCAACCCACATCAAAGCAGTTAAAGACGCAAATCCAAAACCATGAGTACACTATCAGTTGCTACAGTAAAAAGTCTTTCTTCCGCAGCCCCAGTATTTCAAAACACGAGTGGAACAGAAAAAGGACAGCTTGCAAAATCTTGGATCCACTTTGATGGACAGAGTACTGTAGCTATTAGAGGTAGTTTTAATGTCAGCAGCCTTACTGATAATGGTACAGGTGATTACACTATTACTTTTTCTAATGCAATGTCAAACACAAATTATGCCGTATCAACTTCTCAACCTGCTCAACATAATTTTACACAAGGAATTTTAGGTATTGAACAAGATCATGCAACTGCCTTTGCAACAGGTTCTCTTAGAGTGCAATGCGTTAAAACTGGTAATAATGCTGCTGTTGATCGAGATGTTAATTGTGTTGTGGTGTTTGGAGATTAATTATGTCAACACTTAAAGTCAACACAATCCAAGATACAAGCGGTGGTAATAGTTCTACACCAAGCGGAATAGCAAACGGTAGAGCTAAATTTTGGGTTACTTTTCAAGGAACTGGAACTGTAAGTATTGAAGATGATTTCAATGTAGATTCAATTACAGACAATGGTACAGGCGATTACAGGGTAAATTTTGGAAGTGCTTTTGATAATAATGTTTATGCTGTATTTATGACTAATACTGTATTTTCTAATGGTAGATGTGGTGCTAGAGTCAGACCTGATGGCGGTATGTCCACAAACCAAACAACAACTACAGTAAGGTGTCAATTTACAGCAGATGGTGGAATGACAGATCAAAACAGAGCTTACATAATCGGTTTTGGCGATATGTAACAGTTAGGATATACTAAAAGAAAAAACTTATGGCAAATTCTGACTCACGATTTATCTACACAAATGATGATGGTTCTATCAGTATTGTTATACCTTCAGATAATACAGATTTAACTTTAGATCAAATAAAAGCTAAAGACTGTCCGACAGGAAAAACAGTTTATACTGTTAATAAATCTGCAATTCCTACAGATAGGAGTTTCAGAAACGCTTGGACTTATTCGGAGTAAATTATGGGATTTGGTGTAGACATGGCGAAAGCCAGAGAAATTCACAAGACAAAAATAAGAGAAGCAAGAACACCTTTACTTGCTGCACTTGATATTGAGTTTCAAAAAGCACAGGAAACTTCTGCTAGTACAACAGACATTGTTGCTAAAAAACAAGCATTAAGAGATGCACCTGCTGATTCTGGTATTGCAGCAGCTTCAGATGAAGCAGCACTTAAAGCACAATGGAAAACTGATATACTAGGAACATCACCATATAGCTAATGGCAATAGAACCAGCAACTTATAATATGACTGTTCAAAGAAGATCAGATCATAGTATTCAGCTTGTTTTTAAGGATTCGGATAATAATGCAATAAATTTAACTGGATATACTGTTGCTGCTCAAATATGGGATAAAGATAGAAAAATAAAATTTGCAGATTTTGGAGTTACTTATACAAATAGATCAACTGGAACAGTTGATATAGCTCTTACAGATGTTCAGACTGAAAGTTTTAGTCCGTCAACTTTGTATTATGATGTATTGCTAACTAATGGTAGTGGATTAAAAGAGTATTATTTAGAAGGTAATATAACCGTAAGTGAAGGTTACACAGCATGACTTCAGTTAACATAACTACCACCAAAAATACTGTTACAGTAAATGAAGGTGATACTACCGTTGTTACTGTTGCAACCCAAGGCCCACAAGGGCCAGTTGGGTTTCAATTAGAAGACACTAGCAAAGCAGATGGTTCTGTCATTTACTATGACCAAAGTTCTGCTACATTTAAGGCAGATGCCACCACAACCAAACTTACACTCGTCAATGGGGGAAATTTTTAAGTCATGTCCAACACTATAAGAATTAAAAAAAGAGCAGCGAGTGGATCGGCTGGTGCGCCTTCTAGTTTAACTCCCTCAGAATTAGCTTTTAACGAAAATGATCTAAAATTATATTATGGTTTTGGCGATGATGGCTCTACACCACCTGCTGCAACTTCAATAATCCCTATTGGCGGTGCTGGTGCATTTTTTAACAAGACAGATACAAGAAATGCAAATCTTATATTATCTGGCCCTACTACTGGATCTGCTGCTGCACCAACATTTAGAAGTTTAGTTGCTGCTGATATTCCTTCTATAGCCCATACAAAGATCAGTGATTTTGATACTGGTGTAAGGGTAAATAGACTAGATCAGATGGCTGCTCCTACTGGTGCTGTTTCATTTAATAACCAAACTATAACAAACGTAGCTGACCCCAGTGCTGACCACATGGCAGCAAATAAAGGTTATGTAGATGGAGTTGCACAAGGACTTGACATAAAAGATTCTTGTACTGCTGCTACTACTGCAAACATAACAATTTCTAGTGCTTTAAATAACGGAGATACTTTAGACGGAGTTACTCTATCAACAAATGATCGAGTATTGGTCAAAGATCAGTCTAGTGCGTCAGAAAATGGTATCTACAAAGTTGGAGCTTCACCAGCTAGAGTTGATGATTTAGCGGCTGGTGTTGATGCTGCTGGTGCGTTTACTTTTGTTGAGCAAGGAACTGTTAATGGTGACAATGCTTTTGTCTGTTCATCTGACAAGGGAAGTGCTGTTGTAGGAACTAACAACTTAACTTTTGTACAATTCTCTGGTGCTGGTCAAGTTATAGCTGGAAATGGAATTGATAAATCTGGTAACACACTTTCTGTTGATCTAAAAGCTAATGGTGGACTTGCTATTGAGTCTACTGAGATTGCTGTTAATCTTTCTGCTAGTTCTATAACAGGAACTCTGGCAGTATCAGATGGAGGTACAGGATCAACCTCTGCTAGTGCTGCTAGAACTGCATTAGGGCTAGTCATAGGAACAGATGTTGAGGCTAAAAGTGCAAAGCTGACAGAGCTTGCAACTATGAACCAAAACACTGCAAGTTCTTTAGCAGACTTAACAAATACAGAGGTTCAGATTCTTAATGGAGCTACTGTTACAACAGCCCAGTTAAACAGAGTAGATGCAACTTCAAGCATACAAACGCAATTAGATGCAAAACAGGCTCTTGATGCTGAATTAACAGAACTTGCAACCATGTCTAGTGGTACAGCTTCAGCACTTGCTGATCTTACTGGTACGGAAGTTGGAATCTTAGATGGTGCAACAGTTACAACTGCTGAATTAAATATTTTAGATGGTGTAACATCTACTGCTTCTGAGTTAAATATATTAGATGGAGTTACTTCAACAGCTTCAGAAATAAACGTATTAGATGGCATAACATCTACAACTGCTGAGTTAAATATTGTTGACGGTAATACTTCAGCTACATCAACAACTCTTGCAACAGCAGATCGTTTTGTTTGCAACGATAATGGAACAATGAAGCAAGTTTCATTGGCTAATTTAGTAACATTCCTTGAAGATGGTTCTACTTCTGGTTTTGATATTAATGGGGGAACTTATTAAAATTAAATTATAAGGAGGTGAACCAATGGCGAACACAATTAAGCTTAAAACTGGAAGCGGTAGTGATCCAAGTGCTAGTGATTTAGTTGTCGGTGAATTAGCGATAAGGACTGATTCTGGTAAAATATTTCTAAAAAAAGATAATGGTGCGGTAGCTGAAGTATCAGGTGGTGGCGGTATAGATGATGGAGACAAAGGAGATATTACAGTCAGCAATGGTGGCGATACTTTTACTATTGATAGTGGAGTAGTTTCAACTGCCAAAATAGCTGATGATGCAATCACTCGTGCAAAAATACTTGCTGATGCAGTTGGTACTAATGAAATAGCTGTAAATTCAATTAGTACTAATCGTCTAATTGATGATGCAGTAACACAAGCAAAAATAGCTGATGATGCAGTTGGAACAGATCAAATTGCAAGTGGTTCTATTACGAGTGCCAGAATAGCAGATGGAGCTATTGTAAATGCTGATATAAACGCAAGTGCAGCGATAGCTGGAACAAAGATTTCTCCTAGTTTTACGTCTAATATTTCAATTTCAAATACTAATCCCTCAATTAGTTTAATAGATACTGATCAAGACTCTGATTTTAAAATAGTTCTTCAATCAGGACTTTTTAGAATACAAGATGTTACCAATGGAAATGTAAGTAGGTTTACTATTTCCTCTAATGGTACTGCTACATTTACACAAAATTTAAATGCAGATGCTGGACTTGACGTAACAGGGGATATAAGTGTCACTGGTGAAATAAATTCAAGCGGTCAGTTTAAAGTTAATGCGAACAATAATGGAGATAATTTTGTTTTTGAAAATGATACACATAATGCGATTTTACAACTACTAGCAACAGGATCAAATAAAAATTCACAGATATTTTTTGGTGACTCTAGTGACGATGACGTAGGAAGAATTGATTATGACCATGCAAATAATTCCTTGTCATTTATGACAAATACCTCTACTAGAATGACTATTGATGGTAGTGGCAATATATCTGTAACAGGCACAGTTGACGGAGTTGACATTGCAGCGAGAAATACTTTATTTGGTGGTTTAACTTCTAGCTCTGGTGTATTGACCAACGGAGTAACAGCAACGACCCAATCAGCAAGTGATAACTCTACAAAGGTTGCGACAACAGCTTATACAGATACAGCAATAAGTAATCTAATAAATGGTGCGCCAGCAGCTTTAGATACTTTGAATGAGCTTGCAGCAG